GATTCTATTATAAACTTACCATCGTCTTTCCATTGCTGTAAGGTTTTAGTGGTACCGTCTGGAGTTAGTGGTAACATATATTTTGTTACACTATCGATTCTCCTACTCGATAATGATTTATTATATGCGGTACTATTAGGTGCGGATGCCGAACCCTGTAGTAATATTTTAACCGTAGAACCCGCGTTTAACGCTTCCCCAACTCCCCGTATAAATTGTTGTGTTTTATAAAGAGGACCTTTAGTTGCCCCTGTTAAGATATTTTCTTGATAAAATTCCTCAACACCTACCGTATTTTCTGGTGAGGATTCGTTTTTATAAGTTTGTTGTAAAGCAATATAAGACTTTAAAGTTGATTGATAGGTCTCTGTAGTCGTTGTAACATTTTTGTCCTTTGGACCCGGAACGTCATTATGGAAATAATACGCAAAATCGTATGAAGTCTCAGTAACCTTAGGTTCGTACTCTTCAATCGTTGGGTCTTCAGTTCCTGGAACCTGAGGGTTTATTATATCAAAATTTTCTTTTACTTCACCAGCAACCGGTGAATTAACAATAATTTCATATATGTCACTATATGTGAACTGAGGGTATCTCAATGCTAACTCATATATATCATACTTTCTACACCCCGCAAAGAATGAATCAACAATACTTGTTACTTTATTATTATTACTTTGATTGGCTAGTTCTTTATCAACAATAGCATTTAATATTGAAGGGTGGTCAACAACAATTTTCCAACTTAGTGACCCTTGTCTTGTCGTATTATTATACGTGTATATCGGTTCAGGTCTCCCTAAAAATTCGTTTGTATTCCAATTAACCGAGTTTTGTTCACTAACTTTCATATCATAAGGAGGGAACCACATAATTCTTCCTCCATTAGGTCCCCTCTCGCAATGAGGTAAGTCCTGGTAGGTAAAACCTTTTTTTCTTGATGTTCTCCATGATAAATTCTCTAATGAGAACATATATTTTTTAACCTTACTGGCTAATCCTTCCCCTATTAGATTTGTACTTTCATTACCTCTAATAGGTGCAATGTTTAAATTATAAGTACTGTCTAATACTGAGTAAGAAAATCGTCTTCCACTATTAACTATTCCGTCACCTTTTTGTAGGTCGGCCATAGAAAAGTAAGGAGTGTCTTTAGTAAAAACTCGACAATATTCTTGACCTACAATATCGCCTGCAATATCTTTATATGCTATTACTCTTGAACCTTTAGTTAATTCTCTAGTACCGTCATGAAAAACTTTAGATATTTGGTCTATCGCATTACCAACATGTTGTAATTTTCTAACACCAACAACATCATCCGCCGCGTTAATTAATTTTTGAGTATTATCTAATATTGAACCCGTTGTGTACTCATAATTACCTGAACCATCAACAGATTGTGTCGCAGTAAAAGTATTTTGAACCCCTTGTTCGTTCCAATCTGTGTCAATGGTACCATAAAACTCAGCCCCTTTACCAACTTTTTGTCCTGCTCTTTCTTGATATTTAGGTGATACCCACGTAAACCCACCTTGTAACCCACCACTATCGTATGTTGAAGTTTGGTTTAGACCAAATTGATATATGTTATCCCTCTTTTCATTCTCATATATTTTTGCGATTTCATCATATCCATAAACCGGCGATTGAGTCTTATTACCATCTCTATCTAACGGCAATGACTCAGCGGGGGCAACAATATCCCTCATTTCTTGTTGTGAACTACCTACATAATAATTTTGTTTAGGTACTTTAGTAAATAAATCGGTTAAGAAATTTTTATTATAATCAGGAATATACCGATTTAATCTAAGTCCGTGAAATAGTCTTGACCGTTGACCCCCACCTGTGTTGTCCAAGAATATTTGCATCCCTGTTTTTTCAGTTGGTAGTTTTAATACACCTCTCTTATCAAATAGACCAGTAACTTGGTTAGCTATCTGATTTAAGTACATTTGTTTTGGTTCCGAACTAAAGTAATCTCCCGGTATCCATGAGTATGGTGAGTAAATTCCACTAATACGACTTATAAAGTCTAACCCTTTACCAATTAAACTTTTAGGTACTGAAATTTTCCAATCTCTCTCGATGACTGATTTGTTGCCTGTAACTATAGCTAATAAATCAAATGGGTCAGATAATGCGTCAATGGCATTTACCCTACCTATTGTTTGTTGGTAGGTTTCTTCAGCGACTCTATATTGAAACTCAGTTTTAAGTGATTCCGCGGCTATTCTCGCTAAGTCTGAATCCTGAGATAATGAACCATTATTTCCTTGTGGGTTTTGACTAGTTAATAGTGTGAATGGATTATATGATGAAGCAATAAATGTATTGTAAGGACTTTTACCAACCAATGCGGGTATTCCTTGTCCCATATCAAGGTTTATGGTATTACTAAAACTTGTAACTGAATTAATAAACGTAACATCTTCAATAGATTTAGGTAACCCAAAACCTCCTTCAGGACCATATTGGTTTTTAATATAGGCATAAGTACCCTCGCTTTGACCTATAACTTCAACCTCTTGGGTATCAATAACTGCTGCGTCATTAATAATGATTTCACTTTGACCTGGCTGGCTAGCCGGTCTAAATCCATCACTATTGTATGGTTGTAAATTTTTAACTAATAACTTTTTTCTAAAGTTCTCAGTTGAATCAAATGATAACGGGCTCTGCATCTATATATATTCTTTTTAGATAAATAGATGGTAACATAATTTTGCGTAATCTAAACGAGTAGAATTATCTCAAGCCACCAACATTATTTTATAACGATTAGGAGTTATAAGTTCCTAACGTATTATTTATTTGAGAATTAATCGTAGCCATTGCGGTTGGGTTATTAATTAGTAAGTTAGCTAACGCATCTTTATCTAATACTGAGTTGGTTGGTATCCCTTCAAGTGTGAGGTTAACTTGACCACTCACAGTTACATTAGAATTAGATGCCATCATAGTTGTTGGTTCACCTATACTACTAGTGTTGGTATTAAGACTAGATATAGATGGATTACCTCTACCCCCAGTTTCGTTGTTAGTTGATGGATTACCTCTACCCCCAGTTTCTTGGTCAATTATCTGAGTGTTACCATCCAAACTAGAGTTTCGTCTACTTCCAGTTTCATTAGAATTCATTATGTTTTCATATCGTTCCATTAACTCGTCACTCATAGTGTCCCAACCTTCACTTAATCCTTCTACGATTTTAGCCGCATTAAATTTCTTCAATGCCTCCGCAAAGAATATGTCAGCAGCAGCATTAAATGTTCTTAATCCATCAGCAACAGATGAAGCCATTAATTTGGCGGTACTATCGAAATCTTTTAAACCCCCTTGTAATTGGGTTTCAAGCATTCCCGCACCATCAATTACTGTCTGATTCATTTCAAACCCACCTTTTTTGTCTTCGGTCATAAATGCATCGGTAATTAATTTTTGGGCTTCCATAGCTTTTTCCGCGAAATTATCAAAACCCCCACTTTTAACTAGATTCATTGTAGTTAACTGTATTAAAGCCTTCTGAGCTGCCTCAATTTGGTTAAGATAACCCATAGATTCCTTAGCCACCTCAATTTCTGACATGTTATTAACATCCATCATATCGCCTAATTTTTCATAATCACCTGCAACTAATTGATTAAATCCTTCACCAATTTTTTTAACCGTACCGTCTGGCATAGTTATTTCTAAATTACCATTAGCCCCAATTTTACCCATATTAGCGATTAGTTCTTTTTGCTCTTCAGGTACAGTATTAAAATTATCTAATATTTTTAACTTTTCAGTCTTTTGAGCCGCTTTCATACCCATCTCCGCAAACTCTTGATATCCCATTCCCGCTAATTTTGCCGCTTCTCTAAGACGGTACATCTCAGTAACAGGTATATCAAACTCCCCTGACTCCTTATTAAATGAAACTGCCCCCGCTGCCATATCAACAAGACTATCTTGTAGTCCCGCCATATCTGTTTGAGCCATATTTAATAATGCGAATGGGTCCCCTAATTTACTAATTGACCCCCCTAACATTTGGAACCCCGCTGCGGTTTCAATCGCTTTTTCTGGTGACATTAGTTCATCAGCAAAACTAACCGTCTTACTCATATCAATTCTTAAGGCTTGTGCTTGAGCAACCATTTTAGAAAGACCTGTGACACCGTCTTTAAAGTTATATGTAACCATTAACTTTAAATTCTTGTTAACCTCACCCATAAATGCGGAAACGTTTAAACCATAAGACCTTGCTTTATCAGTCATTTCTCCCATCATAACAAGTGTTTGGTCTGTGGTGTAACCTAAGGTATCGAATGAAGTTGCCATAGTAGCTAAATCGGTTGCCGTCATATTAGCGGTCATACCTAACGCTTGAAATCCTGTTATTTGTGAATCCGTGAGAAATGTATTTCTCATCATTGAATTATTTATCGCTGCAAATAATTCTATATTTTTTTCAGCACTAACACCAATTTGAACAGTGCTTTTAGCTGACTCAGCCATAACTTTTTGAACATCATTACTTACCGCTCTAGTTTGCCCTAAATTTTCTCGAACGGCATTTGCGGTCTTAGTTTGAATTGCCGCGGCGTCATTAATTAAAGAACCAACATTCGTGATACTTTTTCTTAACTTATCAACAAAACTTGTAAGTGCAATATCGGCTAATGTAATATTAACGCCAATATCTTTAACTTCCTTAGCTACTCCGTCTGTATTTAAAAACATCCTTTTCTTTTATTATAAATATTAGTTAACGAGATTTTTGCCTTTGTTTCTCTATTTGTTCATTTTTTTCTTGAAATTCGGTCGATAACTTATCAATAAAGAATTTTCTTTCGAATGTCGGCATAATAAGTAGGTCCGAGTAAGACATATTTACATGTTTACTTAGATAGTAGAACTCATCGAGCAGAACTTTTCTATAACTAGAAGAAAGGACGAAAAAACTCCGCCCCAAAAGTGATACGCATATTCACTTTTTCTCCTGACGGGGCTGTAGTAGTTCTATTAAGGTCCAATTTAGGTTCACAATCTGACATTGTGTTCCTAATAAACTTTGAATCCATAATAGGTAGCGTACTTATAAAGGTTGATATTTTTTCTCTGTTTTCATCACCATCGATAGACATAATGTGTTTTTCTAATCTTTTAGTGACAAGTGGTACAGTTACTCCATTGGGGTATGAGTCGGGTAATGCAGATAATTCATTAGTGTCCTGAACATTTAAAAGTCTACATTTTACATTAACGCCCGATTTAGGTAGGTTAAATTCAAATAACCCTTTTTCGTTTGGTGTTATTTTAGCTTTTATAATATTTAATTCATCTAAAGCGATTGTCGTCTCAAAATCTTTCCCTGTTTTAGGGTCTTTTAATTTAAAATTATAATCTGAGCCGAAAGCGGTATTTCTTAAAAAGATTAAGATAGCTTCCGCATCGCCGTCAAGTAATTCATTTACGTTAAAATCTGGCTCATAAATTTTATTCTTCAGTAATGTCATCACTAAATTGTTATTCCCTGCGTTTGATAATAATATATTTTCATCTTGAGCAGTTAAATAACCCACCTTAAGAGATTTTTTCTTACTTGTGTAGAATAAACCTTGTGATGGTAATGGTACCACATCATGTGGTAAGTCCATATTCATTTCTCCGTATTGTTTTCCTTGGTCCATAATTGTTTATTAAAATAAAAAACCATAGAAGTTCAATGACCTCTATGGTTTTAAATATACTATTGATTGTTTTATTATCAACACTTGTTTTCTATTAGTACACCAAAATACATCTATCAGGACGTAATGTTGCTGTAATTGTCGCTAACGCGTCGTCACTATAACCTAAACTGTCGAAATTAACGTCAGTTAAGAATGTCCCTTGTAATATCCATTTCTCAACTGCTACCCCTGTTGGGTCTAACATCTCTAAGTCTAAATCTTTCTTATAACCTGCTGCGTATCCCATACGACCTGTAACAGACTCTGAGTGTAGTCTAACCCACTCCATTAAAGCTTGTGAGGCTGATGGCCCGATTGGGTCACGGAAAGTAACGTTTATTGTGTTCCAGGTAAATCTACCTGCCACGTAAGTGGATGTGTTTAGAAAAGGAATTTCTGTGGACCCGATTTGGATGTTAGGTCTTGATGTAGACTCAACATACCAAGAATTAATCCCCAATGAAGATGGGAAAGATAAGATAAATCTATTCTTTCTTTTTGGTTCATAAGGAACGGGCATTTTCATTAATAAGTCTGCCATTGTATTTTGGTTTTATATTTCTTTTAGTTTATTTAATTATAAATATCCAGTTTAAAAGTTTTTCTATTTACTTTTATTTTTTTTTCAGTAATCTACTAGAGCAAATAAAATAATAATAATTATTATACTTCTTTTTTATTTCCTCCTTTAGTTAAATATGTTTTAACTGGTTTATCTTTATATTCTTTATTTAAAAAGGCTTTAATTTTTTCTACATTGCCTGGGTCGTCATCAGAAAACCCAATCATTGGTACAAAATTATTTTTTATATCATTTTTAAGAAAGGCTTCTTTACCAATTTTCTTACTTATATCTCTAACATAAGAGATAAATTCACGTAAAGCTTTAATCTTCCCTTCTTCAGGGTCAGCAGCATCACCTTCACCGTAAGTTACGGGGTAATACCTATTAAGGTCCAAATAGTCGTTAATCATACCGAAGTAATTTTCTCTGTCGTCACCCGTAATATTACGATATTTTTTAAGGTTGTCAATTAAAGATTCCTTACTAATACCATTATGGTCAGTAACTATCATATTATAAATAGCTTCACGTAAAACTGAAGGTGTGTGACCTCTAGCGGTGATTATTGAAAAAATGGAACCCCCATTTATCGCTTCAACAAAATCACCCCATGATGGACCTGGTTTAGCTAACATAGAATCAATTATAAATGCGCTATCACCTTGTATACCGAAATTTTTATAAGGGTCCTTAGAGTATCCCACAATCATCTTACCGTTGTATTCAAAAGGCTCTTTACCTATCATACTTCGATAATCTGCAAAATCTTCAGTAGACATACCTACCTCTTCATCATTGTCAGTTAATACTAAAATTTGGGTAGGCATGGTGGCGATGTTATCGTCCCAGTCGAATGCATAATATTTTAAGTCTGGATTACCTTCAGGGTCAAACCCTTCACATAGTAACCTTTCGTTAAAAAATTCCCTTATGACTCCCTTTAAACTCATTATCTATTTGGTTTCTTATTAATTTTCTCTATTAATCTTTCTAGTTGAGTTTCAGAAATAACAATATTCTGAGGTTTTTCTGAGAAAGACTTACTACCGTTAGACTTTACGTCTAAAGCTTCGTTAAGTATTTTTTTCTTAAATTCCATTTTATTTTTATTTAAACTTTTAATTGGCTAAGAAGGGAGAATTAACTCCCCTCTTTATTATAAATATAGTTAGTTATTAAATATCTTCAAAAGATGCTCCTGTAGGAGTAATCAAAAATTCAATATCAATAAATTCAAGTGCTCTTGTTGGTTTCAAGTAAATTTTACCTGTTAACGTATTAGAGTCCAAATCTTCAGGTGTACCTGAAACTGTAACTCTAAAGTCAATTAAACCTCTGTCTCTCCTAATACTATCTAAGATAGGGTTAACTGAGTCTAAGAACTCTTGTCTTACTTGTTCGTCATTTTGTTCGAACAATAATCTTACCGCCACAGCTGAAATTAGTTTACGTGCTTGTAGTAATAATCTTCTAACGTTTATTCTATCAAGTGCAGATTCTTTAACTTGTAAAGTTTTGTTACCCCATATTACAGTACCAACATCAGAGAAGGTTGCAATTGGGTTTAATCTACCTTGGTATAGTGTATCTCTATCTTCTTGTGTTAATTTCTTACGTGCTTTAACTGAGTTAACTAAACCTCTTGTGTAACCCGCTGATGCGAACCATGGGAAAGCTATATTATCAGTTAATGCTAAGTTCCTAACAACCTCACCTGTTGGTGGGAGATATATTTGTGTATTATTAACCGTGTCTCTCGTAAGTATCCATGGATAATAAGTTGCCGTGTAGTTAGAGTCTATTCCCGTATCTACTAAATTATCTACCGCCTCTTCAGGGTAAATAAAGTCAGTATCAAAACTACCTAATGAAGGTGTAAACATTTGATAGTCAGGTGTAGTACAGATATAAATTGAATCTGCTCTATCCTGTTCAACCATATCAATTGCTGACTCAACTAAGTTTGAGTTATTTACATAATCAATACCTGTTGTAGTAAACACATTAATGTTAACTGATTCAGGATTATTAAATGTATATTGACCCCATAAGTAAGCGTAATAATCTGTGTTAGCCCAAGTTAATTGGTCTGGTCCTACAATTTGTTTAAATGCTCCCCATCCTGTTGCGGTTGGATAACTTATCGATGGTGCCGCCCCTTTTCTAAATCCTGCAGCTCCTAATTGATATCTGTCACCGTTAGTTCTATATTGTCTATAAATATCCCATCCATCGAAACCTCCCGATGGAACTACTGTGAACTTACGTGCATTTAATCTAAAATATGGACTACCTTCAGTTGGTTCTGAATCGAAACTCGCGTCTCCAACTTCAAAAGCCGTTTCACCTGACGTAACATAATTAGAAGAAATCCTAATAACCGTTGCTCCTGAATCCATATGGTAACCTTTAGTAAGGTAACCCCATGGTTGTGAATCAGTTGCAGTCCCTAAATTTGTAGGGTTTTGTTTTCCTTTATACTGTAAGAAATCTGAATCAATCCCTACGGTGTTTGAAACACCTAAGAAAGTTCTTCTTACTCTATCACCTGAACTTCTCGATTCATTGTCACTACCTGTCGCCGCTCCAAATGGTGGGTTCCAAATAACTTCACCTGGTGTGTCGTATTTTGTTTTATATTCTAAGAATGGTGAATTAACTCCTGAGTATTGTCTAGTTTGGTATCCACGGAAACCACAAGGTAGTGAGTCATAAGGTGCGTCCTCATTCATCTCTAACATTATAAATCTTGACCTTAACTCAAACTCCCCATTAGATGTACCAATTCTTTTAGCTACAAAACTATTTTGATTCATATCCATCGTACAGTTAGTAAATTTCTCTAAAACTACTGGATTAGCGTCGGTATCGAAGAAATCACGTACAACTACATCGAATGTCCCATTATTAAATGAAATGTTCATAATGGAAACTTTTATCTCTCTATTTGCGGTGTTACCATCAGATATCGTTAATACCTTAAACATATTGTAAATTTGATTACCCCTTAATTCAGAAACGAAATAAGGTGTTTCAGGTGTTTGGTATCTTTCTAAGTACCACCCAATACTTGTATTGGTCGCTAAATCTTGTCTAGCACTTGGTAAATCAATTAGTTCACAACTTAATCCACGGACTTTACCTAAACGATACCCCGTATTTAATAAGTTATAATATTCTTCCTCAACAAATAATGGTACCTCTGATTTCGGTTTCGCAAAATTTGATTTACCAAATACCTTTGAAAGGTAGTTTGAACTAGATAAGTTAAATGATGTTTGGAATATAAAGTTATCTCCATCGGTAGTTGTTGCAGAGACTGCAAAAGTCGAAAAAGGATTAGTGGATATACCAGAATACGCTCCTGTACAATCTAAAAGAACGTCAGTTACCCCTGATACCTCATAAACTGGTCCGTCATCATTTGTATAGTTATCTATACCTCTTGAACGTAAAGTTGCAACTACCACATCGTGGTAACCGCTATATGGTGTACCCGAATAGTTTGTTACATAAACATTAGCCGTACCTTGGAAGTTAAGACCTACATTCGTCATTGATGTTACACCCATACCAAAACCTGTACCGTTATACACGTTAGCGGTTTCAGTAAATAATGCGTAATACCATGGGTCATTAACCGATGCGGTTAAATCACAAGATTCAAAAAGAATATCTTCCACATTAAATACATTAGTATTAACTGACCCAAGAGCTCCCGTTTGATTAACCGTATCACCTGTAGTACTATTAAATGTATCCGCACTTACCGACCCCCAAAAATAAGAGGTTTCTCCTGAAGTAGTGTTGTTTACAATCTCCGAATATAAGTATGTATTCATATCACGAATGATAGAGGACTCTCCACCAGTATACGTAGTGTATGGATTTGTTATCACATCTTCTATTTCTGAAGGTAATGAGGTGTAGCTGGTTACCTCAAGACTTGTGGATGTTCCTGAAACTCCTGTAAATGAAATAGCAAAAGGTCCAGCTACTCCCGTAGCGGTTGTACCTGAGCTATCTAAGTTACCGATAGTTGTTATTGACCATGAAGGTCCTGCGTCGTACCCTGATAAACCAAGTACTCTAGTAACAAACAATTGATTTGATTGTTGTAGATAAGACTTTGCTATGTAAGCTGCCTCGTACTTAGGTATCTGAGTATTTACGAATTTAGTTGGATTTGTACCACCAAAATAGGATTGGAACTCATCGTAATTAGTTATGAAAATCGGCTCGAACGCTGGTCCCGAA